CTTTAAGTAGTAAATACAAAAGAGAAGTTTCCTCTTAAATATCAGACAATTCTATCTGCACGCCCTCGGTCGTTGGTCGGGCTGTCGCCCTCGGTCGTTGGTCGGGCTGTCGCCCTCGGTCGTTGGTCGGGCTGTCGCCCTCGGTCGTTGGTCGGGCTGTCGCCCTCGGTCGTTGGTCGGCTGTCGCCTCCGCTGTTAGCACATTTGTTCTTGTCAGCTCGGCTATTGATACATCTGTTCGAGTCAGTACATTTGTTCGCCTGATTGTTCTATATCAACTATAACAATAATTTGTTAATACTTTGTTCATAATTTATCCTTTATTTGTTAACAACTCCATGATACAATAAAAGAAAAACTCAAGGAGATATAAAGAAATGAAAAGACCTAAAGACGGTATTATAAATAGTAAGCTAACACCTTATGAAATGTTCCAACACGCAATGATAGTGCAAGCAGTGTCTGATATTAAAACGACAACATGGTATAAAACGCACTCGGATGGAGTGAAGTGTTCATATAAAGAGGGGGCTGAGGCTGTGCAGTATATTGTTTTAGTCTTGAAAAATCACGGTTACACTGAAAAGGAAATTGGCAACATTTTCAGAGAAATTACACCACACAACTATAAATATGAAATTGTAAAAGAAGAATTAGCAAAGAGAGGTATCGAGTTATGAAACAAACAGAAATCCAGGCAAAATATTTCACACGTTGGAACTACGATTCTATCGAGTCCACTTCTAGTAAAGCGGAGTATATCGCCCGTGTTGGCAAACTTGCCAACGTTGCAAACAAGCGCGCCAAAACACTAACAACAGCAATATCAAAAGGCAGAATCACGGAAGATAGAACAGCCCTTTTCAGATACCAGGATGCTGTTGATTACTTTAACAAGCGCGTTTCTTATAACGCTTCTTATGTATCAACAGGCAAGGCAGTTTATAAAGACTTTTCAATTCGTGAATTAAGAGCACTCGAAAACAAGCTATTGCACTATCTCGAAGCAAAATCTTCAACAGCACGTGGTAGCATCGAAGTAGAAAATAAAAGAGTAGCAACATTTAAAGAACGTTACGGGGTTGACATTTCCAATCTTTCCAAAAATATCCGTGATAAACTTTTTAACACGTTGCACTATCTATCAGATAAAAAGTATGCACAGCTTTCAAGTGATCAAATTGTTACACTGTTAACAGAGGCAATAAATACAAACAATAGAGAGGGCTTACAAGAACTTTTTAAAGCATCAGAAGAATTATACCCAAATTTAAAAGACCAAGCAGAGTTCAGAGTTGCGATTATACAAAATAGTTCTCTATCATGGAAAGATAAAGCACGTGAGTTTAAAGCAGCAAACAAACTATACAAGAGCAATCGAGCGAAGCCAAAACCAAAGTCTATAAAACAGGAGTTGTAAATCATGATAGTTCAATGTTTAAATAGGTCAAACAAATATGATGATATAGAAGTAAAGTCAGTGACGGACTATGTGCCGTCACATGGCTTTTCCTTGCATAAACCTTTAGGTAAAAAGAAAGACAGCCCCTATTATATTGATCAATTTGGAACATTTGACATTGAAACAACATCACGGACACGGATTGAAAAAGATGATCAAGGCGAAGAAGTGACAAAGCCTATTGATGCTTTTATGTATGTGTGGTCGGCTTGCATTGATGGCGAAGAAGTGCAAGGCAGATACTGGAAAGACTTTGTTGATTTGCTTGATAAAATACAAGCTTACTATAAAACAAGTGAGTCACGGTATTTTGTGATTTACGTTCACAATCTGCCTTTTGAATTTTCTTTTATGATTGGCTATTTAAACGATTATAGCGAAGTGTTTGCAACTGGTAAACGTAAACCGCTTGTGTGGCGATTAAAGAAGCGTGGTATTGAACTGAGGTGTAGTTATAAGCTAACTAATATGTCACTTGATAACTTCACGAAAAAAATGGCTGGATGTACGCACATAAAAGCAAAAGGTGATTTGGACTACTCACTTGTAAGACATAACGAAAGTTATATCAATCATATAGAGTGGGGATATATAATCAATGATACTTTAGGACTATGGGAAGCACTAACATACATGCTTACAAAAGATGGAGATAAAATTGCAACAGTACCTCTAACAAGTACCTCTTATGTGAGACGTGATATGAAAAGAGCTATAAGAAAAGGCACTACCACCAGGCTGTTAAAGAAAAAGTTAGCTTTAACAGACAAAACATATAAGCTTTTAAAAGAGGCTTTTCGTGGCGGTGATACTCACGCCAACATGATAAAGTGCGCTAAAATCTATCATGACGTTTATAGTTTCGATGCTAGCAGCATGTATCCGGCTATGCTTCTTTTGATGAAGTTTCCGGTGACAGCTTTTGAAAAAATGCCCGTAACATCAAAATGTTTAAAATACATAAAAAGTAAAGAGCTTGCATGGATAGCACAAATAAAGCTTACAAATGTAAGACTTAAAGAAGATCAATACAACCCGTATCTATCTATAAGCAAATGCCGTAATTTGCAAGATGTCGACCCTGACAATGGCAGAGTGTGGAAAGCGGCAGAGCTTGAAACAACTGTGACAGATATAGACTTTTCCATAATAGAAGAATGTTATGATTTTGACAGCATTGAAATTATAGAAGATACCCTCTATACAGCACGTTATGGGTATATTCCCGATGATGTAAGAAGTGTTATTATGGAATATTTCACGGCGAAAACAAAACTGAAAATAGCCGTAAAGAAAACAGCGCCAAATTCAAAAGAGAGGGAAGAAGCGGAGTACGATCTAATGAAAGCTAAAAATAAATTAAACGGTATTTATGGAATGGCGGCAACAGACCCTATTCACCCTATAATGATATATTTGGAAAATGAATGGCAAGAATTTTCATATTCAATGTATGCAAATGACATTGCATATAAAGAAAAAGTTGATGCAAGCGGCTTTTCGATACCAGCTGAAAAAAGCATTGCAGAGCAAAGCGAAAAAAGCGTTTTGCCGTATGTTTGGGGGGTATATACAACTGCACATGCACGTAAACATTTACGTAGAATTTTAGCATGTGCGGAAAGTAGCTATATTTACTGTGATACAGACAGTTGTAAAGCAACTCATTTCAATTTTGACAAATTGACAGAATTAAATAATTGGATATATGAGCTGTGCGAAGAAACTAATACTTTTGTTGACATTGACGGCAAAAAATATTATATCGGATATTTTGACTGTGAAAGTGATATAAAATCTGAAAATAGGTATGAACCAGAATACAAAGATTTTAAAACTTTAGGTGCGAAGAAGTATTGTTTTAACGCGTATAAAGAAACAAAAGATAAAACGTATTTTGGTTGTACTATATCAGGAGTTAAAAAGGCAAGGGGTGTAGAAGTAATTAAAAACCTTGATAACTTTAGAGAGGGATTCAAAATAAAGAATAGTGGTGGTTTTCAAATCTGGTATAATGACAGCGATACTATCACAAAAACAAAAGTTGTTGATTATCAAGGCAAAGAAGCAATAACAGAGTATACTGGTTATAGTTGTATGATAGCACGAGACTATGAAATAGGTCTATCAGATGACCAAATAAAGAATTACACTATAGTTGATGAAATAGTAGAGTAAATAACGTTTTATTTGCAAAACTTTTGTAAATAAGTTATTATATACTTGTAAAGGATAATAACCTTAAATAAAAGAAAAGAGGATAACGAAAATGAGAATTGAAAGACAATCAAGAGAGTTTGACAAGAAAGAAATGTTTAAGATGACAAATGACAATCATCTGTTAATGAAGAATTTGCCAGATGATACTATCGTAAATGTTACAGATTATGTACGCTATTCGACAGATGATGATAAGGAAGTTGCTGTTTTCTATCATACAAACATTGAGACGGGCGAAGTTGTAACAATTGCAACGTCAAGTCCAACCGTGATCAAGACAGCAGAAAGCGCCTATGATTTTATGGAGACGTACAATTTACAGTTTAAGTTAACACGTTCACAAAGTAAGGCAGGCAGGACGTACATGAATTTTGAGCTTGTATAAGGCAGGAAGGGAAGTCAAAACGACTTCCCTCTTTTAAGTTAAAGAGGTGATAATATGAGTTTATATAAAGAAAACGGGTATTTAAATTATAAATATATATGTGACGTGGGACAAAGGTATATTGACATAATAGGTGGTAGAGGTATTGGAAAATCGCACTTGATATGTGATATCTGGAATGATAGAAACTATCCTATCTTATATGTGAGGAGAACAAACGTTGCACTTGAGAACAGCTTTTCTACAATTGGCGACTTTGTAAAACCAGACTGGTTTGGAAAAGATATTCGGTTGAAATATAACGACAAAAAAGGATACGGCAAAGCGTATCTGACAGATGAGGACTTGCAAAACGATAAACCTTTTATAGTAGGTGTTTCATTGTCTACTTTTCAAAACAAAACTGGTATAGATTTTACAAGGTTTTATGATGTAATTTTTGATGAATTCATTCCTCAAAAAGGCGACAGACCTATAAAAAATGAATTCCAGGCATATAAAAATATTATGGAAGTTTTGTTCAGAAACCGTCCTGACTCGGAAACGGAAAAAATAAGAACTTGGTTTTTTGGTAACTCTAACGCGATTATGTCTAATATTTTAATTGGATATAGACTTATCCCAGACTGTTACAAAGCGGTAAAAGAAAGAACTGAAATCACACAAGTAGACAGGTGCGAGACAACACTTATACTTCCTTTTAAGTCTCCTATTTCTGAGAAAAAGAGACAAAACGCTTTTTACAGAAATCTTCCAAAAGGCAGAGCGAAAATGGAACTTGATAACGAATTTATGGATTTAGAAGATGATCGCATACGGCATCAAAATTTGAAAGAGTACACGCACGACATGAAAACACCTTTGTTTTCCGTGTGGTTGCATAAGTCAGACTTTAAATTTTACGTGACTAAACCTATGCGCTCTCATTGCGATGATGTTTTTGATGCTTCTCCATCATCATTAGAGAGGTGGCAAACAAGTAGTAAAAAGTATCTAAAACCAATGCTTATTAGTGGTGACATAACATTTTCAGACTATGAAACACAGTGCGATTTTTTAGCATCTTTTGACTGTGTATCATGGTATGATATTCTATAAAGTTGTAATTGACAAACAATTATATAAATGATATATAATAAATAGGCGGTTGCACTATCCAAACACTAGCCAGTGTGTGCGAGTCGGGGACGACAGACAGACCGCCTATTACTGCTGTATAGTGTAAACGGTTAGCACATATGACTTTGACTCATATAATAACAGTTCGATTCTGTTTACAGCTATCAACAAATAAAGAAAGAAGGTTAAAATATGAAAATTGATGAGATTTTGAAGCTTGTAAATGCAGGATATAGTAAAGATGAAATTGCAGCGTTTGACGTTACGACAGATCAGAAGACAGATCAGAAGACAGATCAGAAGACAGATCAGAAGACAGATCAGAAGACAGATAGTTCGTTTGACTATGACAAATTTGCGGCTGCACTTGTAAAAGCACAGCAGCTTGCAAATGGCAAGACTAATTTTGGCGGTTCAAACGACAAGACAGATTTTAGTAAGTTTTTCTAAAGGAGGTAAACAATGGCAAATCTTACATATACACAAATTGCGCCACTACTTACACAAATGTATAACCAGTATACTGGTAGAACGTCTGCTCAAAATTTAACTTTTGGACAAATGCAAAATACATTTAAAATGGGCTTTGATAGAGAAGATGACAACCTTTATCAAATCATTCCAACAGTTCTCGCTAAATCAATTTATGCTATTCGACCGTATTCACGAAAACTTTCCGGTATGGTTTGGGATGATCAACGATACGGCAATTATATTAGAAAGTTTACCCCGATTGTAAATCAATCTGAGGTTGATAATGATGAGTGGAATATTAACGTTGAGCTTAGTAAAGAAGACGCAATTCAAGACTGGAAAGCTGGAACAAAACCAGTAAAGTATGATATACTTCTTACAATCGCAAGTGGCGGGCAAACTTATGCTAGAAAATATACTATTTATAAGAATCAGATCAATGCAGCATTTGATTCTGAGGCAGGAGTTGCAGCATATTTCTCTATGTTGATGACTGAATTTTCAAATGGTTACGAGATTGATCTTGAAAATAGGTCGCGCGCCCAACTTGCAAATCTCGCAATTATCCTTGCTGATGCAGGTAAGGAAAAACCTACAAGCGATAATATGTGCAAAAAAGAGCAGGTTTTTCACGCATTAAAAAAGTACAACGAGGAGACGGGGCTAACAATGACGCCAAAAACAATCATGAATCCCGCTGATTTCAGACCATTTATGATTTGGTTAAGCGCTGAGCTGAAAACACTTAAAGAAAACCTTGCTGTTCGCGGTACACGTTTTCATGGCGATTTCACAGACAAAGTTGTAAACCGACACACTGACGCGGCAGACTTGCGTTTTTATCTGGTTTCAAAATTTGGAAATTATTTTGAGGCTAATGGTTCAGAATTTTTCCACCCGGAGAAAGCGGAGCTGGGCGACTATGAAAAAGTTACGTTTTGGACAGATCCATCTAATCCAATGCAAATCAAGGGAAGTGCTGAGGGTGTATCAAAAGATGGAAAGACACCGTTTAAGTTATTAGATCAAACGGTTAACAACGTTCTGGGAATTATGATGGATATTGATACACTGGGAATCGTTCCGATTGATCAATGGAGCGCACTCGAACCATTAAATGCAAGGTTTGGATTCAGAAACGGTTGGAATCATTATACATTTAAGACTCCGGTTGACTTTACTGAGAATGCAATTTTGATTTTACTTGATTAAACAAAAGGGGCTTGAAGCCCCTTTTCTTGAAGGGGGGTACACATGGCATTTGAAGTTAAATTTGGAAAATCAGACAAAAGAATAAATAGTACAAAAATTCCTACTTTTTCAGATAGTGCTTCATGCGTGTTAAAGCAAGGAACAAGTGTAGAAAAACCTACTTTTATTTTACAGACTGTATCGCCTTTTGATTGGAATGTTGCGTACTGTGAAACGTTTGGAAGATATTATTTTGTCAATGATGTTACATATGTAGAATCAACTTATGAAATTTCATGCTCTTGTGATTATTTGGCAAGTTACAAAGATGAAATTTTGAGTAATACACAGTATGTAGTTCGCTCGAGTAGTCTTTTTGATAAAGAATTATCTGATACTCTTTTCCCTACTTCCTCAAGTACAACTATACAGCAAGCTGTATCAAGTGATTTTGGTTTTTCCAACACAGGAAGTATAATACTTACAACAGCGGGACAAAATGGAAATGCTTTCCATGCTTTAAGCCCCGACCAGTTTTCTGCACTGTGTAATTATTTATACTCATCAACTTTTATCGATGCTCTCACAGACTGGACAAAAATAGGTGATGTAATTACAAAACAAGTTTTTAACACGCAAGACTATATTATATCTGCTTGTTGGGTTCCTGTCTCAATAGGTGGCGGCAGTGATTCTATATCACTGGGACCTATTTCTGGATGTGGAACTGGCACATCAATTTCAAATGGCAGAATTTGGGGAACTGTTGTTACAGTTACAGCCCCTAATCATCCGCAAATGGAAAATTTTAATTATAGAAACGTTGAACCATTTTCAAAATATACGCTTGCTATTCCATATGTAGGAACTATTCCTATTGATGGAAGTTTTATAAAATCAGACAGAACAATATCAATTGGAATGCAAATGGATATAAATGGGAATATCAGTGCAAGCGTTTTCAATAGTAAAGGTCTTTTTGGTTATTATTTTGGAAGTGCAGGCGCTAACGTTGGTTTTTCTAGCCGTTCTAGCAATAGTGGTGGAAATATTGTAGAAGGTGCAGGCGGTTTAGTTGCTAGCGCTGTATCTGGTAACACTTTAGGCGCTGTCAGCGGTGTGCTCTCTTTAGTCGGCGGATTGATTTCAACTAATGTTACTTCAAGCGGTTCAAGTGGTTGCGTATCACAGGAAAATTTTTGCACACTAACATGTAGATTTTACACGCAAAAGACAGTGGATGTTATCCACTTTGGCAGACCGCTTTGCAATCCTGCTACACTTTCTGGTTTAGCTGGGTTTGTTAAGTGCGAAAACGCGGATATAAGTTGCTCTGCAACTGAAAACGGAAAAGCAGTTATCAATGATTTTTTGAATGGGGGTATGTTTATAGAATGAAACCGTTTGTATATAGTGGATATTATGTTGGCGAAGGTGTATCAAGTCCTATTATTAACGAATATGAATCAAGGCAAAATCCAAACATGACCCATATTAACAATACTTGGGACTATGCAACATACTTCAGATACTTTTTGCAACGTGCAGAAAGTCTTATTATTTTCGATGGTATGCCGTCAAACTGGGCGAAAAATTATATTTATCCTTTGCTGTTTTTAAAAGGCAACTTTTGCGTTATGAATACAGCAAGATTCGGCATCATTCCACAACATGGAAGCCCCTATGGGTTCGATGTGCAGTATCAACCGACTAACTATGTAGTTGCTAACCCAGCTTTTGATGCTAGTTTTAATGGAGATTTAGTTATCGGTACTGATTGCGAAGTAGTGAGGTTAACTCCTGATTGGTGCGGCATTGGAGATCTGATAAATTCATACGCACAACGTGTAGCGTTAACGCTCTCAAACTGTGACGTTGCTAGTGCACTTGCAAAGTTTGGTTTTATTTTTACGGCACGTAACAAAAGCGCAAGCGAGACTTTCAAGGCAGCTTTTGACGATATTATGAGTGGTAAGTTAGCTGTTGTAATAAATCAATCACTTTTTGATAAGGAAACGGGGCGTCCACTTTATGAATATTTTAATAATGATATTGAAAAATGTTACAATGTTGTTAAGGCAGCGTTGGAAAGTGTTGAAAATCTCAAACATGCTTTTGATATGGAAATTGGAATTTATACCGCTCCTGACAAAAAAGAACGTATGATAACCGATGAAGTGGAAGAAACCAAAAATGCAGTTATGTCAAAATGTGAGTTATGGGTTGAAACTATTAACGAATGTTTAGAAAAAGTTAACGCACATTATAACCTTGACATTCGCGCCCGTTTGCGCTATCCTAATATTATAGGAGGTGAACAACGTGAGGACTATAATTCCAGTAGCGACTCTGTATGACTATGATAATAATATCTTTAACGATATATATGTTAAAGGTGTTTCAAAAGAGCAACTTATTGAACACTTTTTGCTTTCATATGGTGATCTAACCCCCGTGTATCAAGACCCCAAATATTTAAGACGGCATGTTACAAGTGTAGCACGGTCGCTACAATGGACTATTGATCACTTGTGGGAAGTAACACAGCTTGAATACAATCCTATAGAAAATTATGATAGAATGGAAAGTTGGACTGACACGGGCGGCGGCACTTTCCAAAAGGGAAAAGTTGATACTGAAGAAACGTTTAACAAAGGTAGCGTTACAACAACTTTTGGAAAAGTTTCCGACAGTACTCATAAGGTTGCTGCTTTCAATTCTTCAACTCCAGAAGTTGCTAACACCGATAACACAACCGACAGCGGAAGTGATTCCCAGACTTTTGGTGCTGACACCTCACACGGAAGTGTTACCAATGGTTTGGATGAGTCAACAACAAGCGGAACACATGAGGGAAGGATTCACGGAAACATAGGTGTTACAACTTCGCAACACATGATGCAAGCGGAAATTGATCTGACTAAAGCTTACAATTTTCTTGATGAGGTGTGTAAGCTGTATGCAGATAGACTTTTGATAGGAGTGTGGTAGAATGGAAATTATGAATACAATTGCACAAATCGCACAAATGTTTGGTGTACCTTGTGTATGTCTGGGGGCTGTGATGTGGTATGTAAACACACTTGACGTTAGACAGAGAGAAGAAAGAAAAACCTGGTATGAGAAGCATGATCAGGAAAGTGCAAAGTGGGTTGACGCATTGAACAACAACACGAAGGTGATAACCGAACTGTTGACAATAGTAAAAGATAAGGAGAAGTAAAGATATGATTTATGATATTCCAGATAAGAACGTGGCATATATTGCTAAGGCAAGAGAGCTTTACAAAAACCGTGACAAGTACGCTTACCTTTACGGCGCGAAGGGTCAAAAATGTACTCCTGAGGTTTTTGAAGCTTTATGGAGTGCTGAGCCAAATTATTTTAAGAAGTACAACGCACAGCAAAAAGCACAGATTAAAGCTTTCTGTTTGGGAAAGATTGTGATTGATTGCAGCGGCTTTATCAATCTTGTTACAGGGAAATTTATGTATTCGACTGCATATATCAACAGTTGTACTAATGTGACGACTCCTGACAAGACTAAAGATGGAGATTTACTGTATACAACTTTTGGCGGCAAAGGAAGGCACATAGGGCTTGACATAGGGCATGGTTTCTTCATGCACAGCGGAAAAGAGCTTGAGACAATTTCAATCGGTGTGATTGATGGATTTGGTTGGGAAAATGGGGGTATGTTAGTATGATTTTTAAAACATACGGCAATATTATATATATAAGCTATGAGGCATCTGAACTATCAATTAATGAGCAAAAAATAACATTACCAGATGGGTACTCATTTGAAGATATTCTTGTTGTAGATAGTATCAACATTAGTACAATTCAAAACAGATTGTTTGCTAATTCAAATGTACATATGATTTTCCCACCTATAAATTCAAAATCGCCTTGCACCTTTTTCTTATATGTAACTGATCTTACTAAAAGTGCATCCATAAGAATTTTGATTTGTAAATTTGGTCAAATACCGGATGCTAACTATTTTGATAAAGCTTTTGAACCGATTTTAGTTGTTGGCGATGATGGTAAAGAGTACAACGTGATTCCTTCAGATCAATTTAAGTAGGGGGGTAGACAATGGCATTTTCTAATTTTCCTTATACGGATTTCCATAATTTAAATCTTGATTGGATTCTTGAAACGACTAAAGATTTAAATACAAAGTGGGATGCTTACTATAAGCAATGGAATAAATGGCAGTCGGATGTACAAAATTATATTGATAATTTGGACTATATCAAGGCTATTGATGATTATATGGATAGCTTAAAGGCAAGCGGCGAATTGTCGGATATTATTGATACATGGTTAACAGAGTATGGAATCATTACAATAGGCGACTCGTACGGGGAAGGATATATACCAGGTGGCATGGTGAAACCGTGGTGCGATATCTTGCATGAAAAGTATTTCAGTGATGCTAGCTTTTATGTTAATAAAAGTTCGGGCGGTAGCGGATTTGGTGCAAATACTCACTTTTCTGCTCTGTTATCAGAAGCAATAACAGGTCTTTCTGATAAGCAAAAGAAGCAGGTGAAATATGTTGTTGTTGCAGGCGGTTGGAATGATCAATTTATTGAAGTTTCCACGGTCAACTCTGGTATACAAGATGTTATCAATTTAATGTCACAGTTACCAAACGCAACGCTTTACATTGGATGGATTGCAGCACCTATCATTGGTTTTACTACTGTTGCAAAACAAAAAGCATACGATGAAATTAAAACTTTATATGAAACTTACTGGGGAAAGTATAAGTTTTTGAGTGGTGCTGATAGTGCGCTACGATGGGTTAGTGTACTAGCATCTGATAACATTCATCCTAACGCAAGCGGACAGGCTTCAATTGCAGATATGATTTATAAAGCAATGGGTGGGTATGCATCATGGAATCGAAGTGGCGAATTTGCGCTTGATGGTGTTGATTGTAAACTCAATGACTACAAAATGCCAGTTGTGTTGACTAATACAAACGCTCATTGTAGCTTTAGACATGTGGCGAGCTTTCTTGATTTGGCATTTACACCTGCAAAGAATTTCACAAATGCCTCCGTCAAGGTTATGAGTCACAATCTTTCGTTTATAAATGCACAGAGTATTTGCAATTGTAATGCGATTATTCGTGATAAGTCCGGTTATCATCAATGCATGGCTGTTCTTACTATCAATCCAAGGGATGCTACACAGTTAGATAGTGGTGCAATTTATCTCAGATTGGTTGATATAAGCGGTAATGGGTATGCTACTTTTACAAGTGTTAATGAGATACAGTTGTATGGTGTAGAATTTAATATTGCACTGAATTAAAAGAGGGGTGTAAGCCCCTCTTTTCTTATGCTCTATATACTTCCATTAGTGTAGGATGAGAAACATTAGGAAAACGATTGATATATGAGTAAGCATCTTCTTTAGCTTCCTTCGCATTATATGATAACGTTTCGATATACTCTACTTTTATATAGTCTGTGTCTGTGTCCAGATATGCAATTTCTACACAATATTTATATTTCATTCTTCGCATTTTGTTACTCCTTTTACACTGATTATCTCATAACGTTTAGTATCTGAAAAGTCATTACACAATCTAAACTTTATCTTTGCAGCAAGTTCACTGTCTGCCTTGCAACTAAAAAGGTCATTTTCATTAGTATAGTTATCATGATATTGTATAATATACTGATTTTCTTCTACTGTCTCAATTTCTATTTTTGTAAAAGTCCACCCTGCCCCCATATAATCAATAGTATATTCAAACGCTTCCTTAAAACTTTTAGCTTTAATAAGATCACAGTCGTGCTGATAGTCATTATCAGTGTCGAAGCCCCACACAACAATTGAATAAATCATTTTACGACCCCCCTTACAAGAAAATCAAGTGTAATTTTTGCAATTTCAAGAGACTTAATATCGTTTGATGTTTCAGAATTTACTGCCTGTTCTGCTAAGTAAGCATACATTTTTCTAACGTCAATATGAAGCTTACTAACAGAATCTTCCGCCGCTACGCAATCACTGATAAGTTTTAATTTCTTTTGAACTGTTAAATTATCCATATTAGTCCTCACTTTCTTCCCGTATAGCCGTTAGAACAGCTGTGATATTACCATCTATTTCTATGTGCTGTAATATATACCATATATAAATAACTAGTGTTTCTTCTAACCTCATCAAGCTGTCTCGCAATATATGAAAACCAGAACGCTTTTAAACGATTGTGTCGAATAAATTCGTCGCATTTTCTAATTACATATCTTTCTAAGAATTCAAATGAAGTATGATTCTCACATTTGTATAAATTGCGAATACCATCTTTTAATATCTGGTTGATATCGCGCACAAGCTTGCGCTTTTCGTCAAGCATATCAAGATCAATGTTGGCTAGTGTAGCAAGACTAACATGATGCCATTCTGGATTGCTTTTTGCTTTCATTTGTTTATGCACCTGTTCGCAATCATGAATAAAATTCTTATGCGCTTTAATACAGCTATCTGACTTATAGTTATAATTGCAATGTACAAAAGGTGAGACAATACAGCATGCGTTTTGATTTGGACAATGATTGATATTTTCAATTTTTGCAGTTATTGTCTTGTTTGGCTGTAAAGTATCTGTATCAAAATATTGAGACTTTTTGCATCTTACCCATTGAGTCGCCATTGCTATTCCTTTCTTCACGTCTTTTTCTTGATTTACTTCCATAACTTCTTTTTTGGTTGATTCGCTATAGTCTGATACAAGTCTTTCATATAAGTCTTTCATTGTTTTAAAATCTTCAAAATCGTAACAGCTTGTAATACGCTCTATCCCTCTATGATCATGTATAAACAGACTTCCTCTAACACCTCTATACACATTTAAGTATACGTGATTTGCTAATGCAACCTTATATCTACCGTCAAGTTGCTTTACAGCTTTTACAGATGTATTCATAATCTTCGCTATTTCTGCAAAAAACTTATTGTAACTATTGATTCTCATAAATTCCTTCTTTCTTCAAGTCTTTCCTTGAGGTCTTTGTTTTTCTTTATCTTTATGATTATATAATACTGCATTACTGTTAACATATTATGTCATAATTGTAAATAAATTGTTAACAAGTTATGTTTTAATTTATAAACGCTCTCCCTGGTTATCCATAGTAAATTGTCTGACAGTTTGAGGGGGAATTATCTGTTG